GTGATGCGGATAAAGATTGTGCTTATCTTAATACTGCAAATGCTATTGACAGAGCGATTGAAATTGTTAAGCGAGGTGGGAGAGATGAAGAATAAAGAAAAATTTGCAAAAGAGATTATTGAGCTTGCTTGCGATGGCGATGGTGTTGCTGTTGATAAGCGTACAGGCAAAGTAGATTCATGTAATTGCGTTTGGTGTAGGAATTGCATGTTTGATGACAGCCGTGATTGCGATAAAGCAAAAAGAGAGTGGGCAGAATCCGAATGCATCGAAAAATTTGATGTAAAGAAGATAGAACTTACTAGGAAAGAATCGGATAGTGTAATTTATCATGATTTCATGAAGAAAGGAACGATGTAGATGAAACCATATAAAGAAATCATGGAAAGCGGTAAAGTTTGGGACACGGTAATGTTTGGAAAATTAGTGGGCGGTTTGATAAAACTGCCCGATTGCGGTACGTGTTCCGTGATGTTCGGAGAAAATGAGGACGGATGGGAACACGTGAGCGTATCACCGAAGCACAAATACAAGATACCTACATGGGATGATATGTGTGCGCTGAAAGATATATTCTTCGATGATGAAGAAGAGGTATACCAGATACATCCAAAAAAGTCCGAATATGTGAATCAGCAGGAAAACTGCTTGCATCTGTGGAAACCAATCGGGCACGAATTAGGAGAGCTTGTGGAGAAGAGATATGAATAAACGCACCAGAAAAGAAATGAAGCACGACCAGGAACAGCACTACGGTGGACTGATCGCACATTGCGACAGCGACACGGCAAAAGAAAGCTTTTCCAGACCGGTATACGGATCCAGACAGGAATTGGAAGATACAGAACAGGAACGATATCTTGCGGAGTGGAACAGGCGACTGAAAGAGAGGCGTAGAAATGACAAGGACGAGATATAAATACATGAGAGACTATAAGATAGATAGCGATACAGAGAGAAAGATCCTTGATTTTTGCAGAACGGCAAAAGGAGAAGAACAAGAGGACGTTCTAGCCGCGTGCGTAGAAGCCAACAAATATATAGCACATTATATTTTTTTGAATCTGATAACGGGTGTAGGCTATGACAGAATGAGCCGAATATACTTTATCCCAGTTCAAAAGGTAGATTTCCAGGGTTATAGAAGATTGGCAATGAAAAAGTTACGTGATCTTAGATTAAAAAAGGAGGAAGAAAGTGGTTAGGATATACATAAATGGGATCCTTACAAAAAGAGAAGATTTGGAAAAAATTGAAATAAAAAATGAAAATATAAAAAAGATTCTTGCCAGTAAATTGACGGAAAAGAAGTGATGATATAGAATTGACCTTGATAGAATCTCGGTCAATTCTTTTTAAATGGAAAGGAAGAGTTGACATGAAGAAAATGAATGTAGGTTATCTTAGGGTATCGACCGAGAACCAGACGGAAAAATATGGACTGGATCTGCAAAAAAACAAGATCATAGAAAGGGCAGAAAAAGAGGGAGACAAGATAGACAAGTGGTATATAGATGGCGGTTATTCTGGCAGCACGCTCGACCGACCGGATATACAACGGTTATTAGAGGATTCTAAGAATGGATACATAGAAAAGGTATATATCTATAAACTCGACAGAGTGAGCCGTGATACCATTGATACGCTTGTGATTCTGTATCGTACATTACCGGAATATAATGTTAAGATTGTATCCGCTACCGAAGAATTAAGTCTGGATACGCCAATGGATAAAATGAAAATCGGCATTGATGCGCTTATGGGACAGTATGAGCGAGAGATTATATCCATGCGAACAAAAGCCGGGATGCTTGAACGTGTTAAAAGTGGCTTGTGGATGGGTGGAGGGCGTGTCCCGTTCGGCTATTACTATGACAGAAATGACGGGATATTACACCCAAAAGAAGACGAAGCAGAAAAGGTTCGGACTATGTATCGGTTGTATAACGATGGATATTCGTGCCAGAAAATATCGGATATGTTAGGGATGAAAGGAGAAAGAATTGTTATCCAGGTATTAAAAAGAAAGTCGAATATAGGATACATAGAATACAAAGGAAACATTTACAAGGGGAAACATGAAGCAATCGTAGATGAAGAAACATTTTACAAAACACAGAGATTTATGGAAAAACGAGCGAATAATTCTTATATATGCAACAAATTTCTACTTTCTGGATTGTGCTTTTGCGGAAAATGTGGCGCACGAATGCGATATAAAAAATGGGCGAATAGACATGTATTAGAGTGTTATTCTAGGGACGGGTACAAAGAATACATGGTAAAAAACCCAAATTGCGACAACAAAAGACCGGACGCAAAGGATGTGGAAAAAGAAGTGTCAGATTGCTTTAAACGATTTGCTGTGAATATAACAGGGAGACATGAAAAGCAACTTAGTAAAAAAGAGCTTATTGAAAAAGAAATGAAAAGCACGGTAGACAAGCTTAAAAAGCTCTATGAATTATATGCCACAAATGAAAGTGAAACTCTATTGGAAGTGATCGGAAAGTCGGAAAAACGGGTAAAAGAACTTAGAAGAGAGCTAAACAAGGAAACGCGGGAAAAAATTCTGACCACTCAGGAGAGAATCGAAAAAATAAAAAAGATTTCTGATGTATGGGATAAATTAGATGTAAAAGAACAAAACAAAGTTCTGAAAGAATGCATAGACAAGATCGTGATTACTGACGGAAATATAGACATCTATTTTAATTTGCTGTAATCTCCCTTTGCTATAATCGTTCCGATGATTATAGGAAGAGGAAATAATCGGAATTGACCGAGAATCTATCAAAAAAACAGTGGAAAATGAGAAAAAAATGCACTTTCCTTTATTTTCTACTTGACTATTGGTAACCAATATATTATAATAAAGACAGTTAAGAAAGGAGCGAAATAAAATGACAAGAGCAGAAGCAATAAAAAAGGTTTGGGATTTGGTAACAGAGGACAAAATAAGAGAAGCAGAAGAAGTTGCACGTAAATATAACGTGTGTATGAACTTCGGTGAAAACTATATAGCTGTCGAAGACGATGTGTTTTATTTTTAGGGAGGAAAATGACATGAAGAAAATCGAGGAAATCAGGGGAAATCTTGTAGAAGCAGGATTCTACAAAAAAGAAGACATTGAAAAGATATGCGAGATCGAAAGAGCGTATCTTGAAGAGTGCCGGGATATTGCAGAACAGTGTGAAGCGGAAGGATATCCGGCGCACGGTAGTAACTACGACCTTAGATGCGCCGAAGCTCGTAAATACTATAACGAGCAATTGGAAGCCATTGACAGCAAATACGAAGAGGAGGAATAGAAGACATGGCAGTAACAAGAACATGGAAATTATACGGAGCAGAGGGACACAGACAAAGAGAAAGCTTTTGCGATTCTCAGAAATATGATTTTTCAGAAAATGGAAAGGTCAGGATTTTGGAAATTCTCAATTCTGATCAGACCGGAACAAACGACTATTCGATTGTACGGATCACAAGACAAACAGCAGAAGAGTGCCAGGAAGAGCTTGACGGTCAGTTATCAGACGGAATTTTTGAAAATTCAAGATTCGGTAAAATTGAAGAAATCATTTAAGGAGTTGCTAAATGTTAGAAGTAGAAAGAAACATCATATTCAATAAAGCTGGTGGAAATGCCGGAAAAACTTCATATAGTTACAAATTATCGCTCCCGGCTGATGCTATCGAAGCATTAGGAGCCACACCGGAAGACAGGGGCGTGATAATGAGGATAGAAGAGGGGAAAATAATTATAGAAAAAGCATAAAAACGGTCATTATTGACTGCTTTTTATTTACAAAAAAATATGTGAGTCCTACTTTTATACACCTTTCACGGTAAAATATATAAAAAGACCGTGGGAGGTGTATTTTTTTGTACCGTGAAATGAAGAATTACGAGAACCAACAGAAGTATATTTTTGATGGCGTTGGTCAGTATGGCATACCAAAGATAGAACCTACATCATACAAAGAGTGCGAATTTATAGGTTTTAACTATGCGAATACTTGCAAGAAGCCGGATGGCAAAGGGATACACTTCTTCCTGGATGATTACCAATTTCTAAGACTGTGGACACATCCAGATAAATACATTCCAATGTTGAGTAAATTTTCTTGCGTCATGTCGCCGGATTTCAGCACTTACACGGATTTTCCGAAAGCTTTGCAGATTTACAACCACTTCCGCAAACATTGGTTAGGTGCTTATATGCAGCTATACGGTATAGATGTGATACCTACAATCAGTTGGAGTGACAGAGAATCGTTTGATTGGTGTTTTGACGGTGAGCCGGTAGGAAGTGTAGTAGCGGTATCCAGTGTTGGAGTAATGAACAGCAAGGAGCGGAAAGCACTGTTCATGGACGGATATAATGAGATGTTGAAAATATTGGAACCTAAGACAGTGCTGTTTTACGGACAGGTTCCTGAAGAATGTGCAGGGAACATTGTAAAGATTAAGTCGTTCGGAGAAGAACTGACAGAAAGGAAAAAGCGGTGATTGAATGGGCGGTAGAGGTGGAACAAGTTCGATACAAATAGGCGGTTCTGATGTATCCAAGATGGCTGCTAAATTTATGTATAATGCCGCGAAGAAAAGTGATGCGCTACGAGGTGACGGAACAGTAAAAAAAGATGCCAAATTAGAAAGAGCCGCACAGAACAACAATCTTGATTTTATAAAGTCCATAAAAGACAAAAAAGAAGCTTTTCGAGTTAGGAATTATTACATAGATAGAGCGGGTGAGTTACAGAGAAAAATAGCAAAGCTCGGAAGCGCAGAAGCTTTATATAATAATCAGAGACTTGCAAAAGAATACAGGAACATAAGAGATGCGCATGTTGCTATCCGAGACAAGATACATGATTTTTCCGAAAGACCGGAAAAGGGTGATACAAGCGCATTGCATGATCTGAACAGAGTAACAGAAACATATAAAAGATCGTATAATCGAAGGTTGAAAAACTATCTCGCATGGCGAGGTGTGAAGTTGTAAGAAGAGGGTGACTAAATGGGTGGCAGAGGTGGATCAAGTAAACTGGGGAGGGGGCAAAGTAATGCCAGAACACTAGAAAAAACGATAAGCAAGTACAGAGATGATGTGGAAAAGCTAAAAGGAAGAATGGCAGCGATTACAAAAAAATACAGACCGTGGGAACTCCCAAAAGAATATTACGATGTCCAAAGAGAAATGAACACCAAAAGAAACGCGTTGAATAAAGCGCTTGACGAAATGGCAAGCAGAGTAAAACGCCAGACAAGCAAAGAGCGAAAGACATTCGTCAATGGATTTGGAGAAGCTACACGGAGAGAAATCACATCGCAATCTTATAAAAGAGCGCAGAACCGATTACAAAAAGAAATAGATAGGAGATTTGAGAAGAGGTGATTTTGTAATGTATGGCTAAATTAAACGGCATAGCAAGAAAGCTACAGAAAGCAATATTACAAAAAGGTCTGGTTATCCGCATGGGAACAAGCCAGTTCTATTCCGTAGAACAGAAAAGACTCATTACCGTGTACATACTATCCACAAGGATAATGGAGCGGAAGAAGAATGGGAAATGGAAAGATACGGATCTGGAAATCTTACGGACTGCATCGTTATTAGAGATTGTAAATTGTTTGAACGATATATGGAAAGAAATGAAAGGAAGAAAAATATGAAGAAATTATTTATTAGTCAGCCGATGAGAGACAAAACAGACGAGGAAATTCTTGCGGTTAGAGAAAAAGCAATCAAAAGTGCAGAAAAACATCTCGGAGAACCAGTAGAAGTTATTGATTCATTCTTTCGATCTGCACCAGTAGGAGCAAAACCTCTATGGTTTATTGGAAAATCTATTGAACTGTTAGCTGATGCAGATGTGGCGTATTTCGCAAAAGATTGGGAGAAATACAGAGGGTGTAAGATTGAGAATGTTTGCGCTGTTGAATATGGGATTCCAGTAATTGAAGATTATACGGCGTAAGAGAGGAGAAAAGCCATGAAAGCAGAAAAGAGAAAATTATTTACGAGGAATAAAATAGGACGGTGGATAAGTGGAAAATGATAAGCTTACACCGAAGCAGAAAACGTTCTGTGATAAGTATTTGGTATGCGGAAATGCAACACAAGCGGCAAAAGAAGCTGGATACAGTGAAAGAACGGCATATAGGACAGGAGCTGATAACCTCAAGAAACCTCAAATTTTGGAGTATATACAAAAACGGCAGAAACAAATCGAGGATGCAAGAATCGCAGACGTTGCAGAAGTTATGCGTTTCCTAACATCTGTAATGCGCGGAGAGGTAAAAGACCAGTTCGATCTGGATGCACCACTATCTGAACGTACCAATGCAGCGAAAGAGATCTTGAAGCGCAACATGGACAACCGCCGGATGGATATTGAGCTTACAAAGCTAGAAGCAACATACAAGGATAATGCAGTGGAAGAGGTGCATGATAACTTCATGGATGCCCTGAACGCTACAGCTTGCGAGGTGTGGACGGATGACGAATAGCATAGATCAGCGCATAGAGAATGTGCGCAAGGGCATTATGAAACGCGCATCTGCCATGAAAGAAAAGGTTAAGAAGCAAGGGTTCATTTTCAAGCCGTTCTCTGTTAAGCAAAAGCAAGTACTGACCTGGTGGTGTCCGAACAGTCCAGTCAAGGACAAGGACGGCATTATAGCAGATGGGGCGATCAGAAGCGGAAAGACATTGTGCATGTCATTGTCTTACGTCCTGTGGGCAATGGAATCATTCAATCAACAGAATTTCGGCATGGCTGGAAAGACGATCGGCTCATTCCGGCGAAATGTATTATTCTGGCTGAAAATGATGCTTGTGAGCCGTGGATATTCGGTAGTAGACCACAGATCGGACAATTTGATCGTGGTAAGCAAGGGAACGACAACCAATTACTTTTATATATTTGGTGGCAAGGATGAACGATCACAGGACTTGATACAGGGAATCACACTTGCTGGCATGTTCTTCGATGAAGTTGCGTTGATGCCTGAATCGTTCGTGAATCAGGCAACAGGACGATGCTCCGTGACGGGTTCTAAATTTTTCTTCAATTGCAACCCGGATAACCCACGACACTGGTTCAAGGTTAATTGGGTGGACAAATGCAAAGAAAAGAACATCATCTATCTGCATTTCACTATGGACGACAATTTGTCACTTTCCGAGAAGATTAAAGAAAGATACCGCAGTATGTATGTAGGTGTGTTCTTCAAACGCTATATCTTAGGACTGTGGTGCGTTGCCGAGGGACTTGTCTATTCTATGTTCTCTGAAGAACGGCACGTGAAAAAGGAACACATGACAGGCGCGCTGACTTATGTTGTATCTGTCGACTACGGAACAGTAAATCCGTTTTCAGCTGGTCTGTGGGCGTTTGATGGATGGCACTCGCAGAGAGAAGCGGAAGTCTATTACAACAGCAGAGAAGTTGGAAAGCGTGTGGATGATGAAGAATATTACAAGATGCTGAAAAAGCTAATCGGGAACAGGCGTGTCGAATGTATTATTGTCGATCCGTCTGCCGCTTCATTTATTGAGGTAATCAAGAAATACAATGAATACAGTGTAATGGGCGCGAACAATGATGTCCTAGACGGTATCAGGGTGGTAACTACGATGCTGAACAAGGACATGATAAGCGTACACGAGGACTGCGAGGACAACATAAAAGAGTATGGTCTGTACGTGTGGGATGAAGAAAAGGGCGATGATGTCGTTATCAAAGAAAATGACCACAGTATGGATGACACAAGATATTACTGCTACACATTTTTAAGACGTAGATTAAGGTGGAGATATTAAGCATGGGATTTATAGCATGGGCGAGGACGGTGATTGACAGATTGCTTAGAAAAGATGCGAAGGACATTTTTAAAACGGACGTGTCGCTATCATCCGCAATGGAAACAGCAATAGCGACGTTTTACAACATTACAAGCGGAAACCCTCCGTGGAAAGACAAGGAAGATGAAGTGGACACGATCAACTTTGCCGGATACATTGATGATGTGACCGCCGGACTTGTGACGCTTGATTTGGACATCCAGATTGACGGACAGGGCAGAGCGGAATTACTAAAAAAACAAGCTGACTACGTACTGAAAGTAATCAGTGACAAGGTATCCGAGGGATTAGGCAATGCCGGTATCATGTTCAAACCAAACGGTGAGAATATTGATTATGTAGAAGCTGGCAACTTCGCACCGACAGCAGCAGATAGCAACGGTGATATAAAAGGCTGTGTGTTCCGTACAATCTTAGACCGAAACGGATATAGATACACGCGCTATGAGTGGCAGAGGTACGAGGGTGAATTGTACCGGATCACGAACGTAGCATACAAAAAAAGAATCGGAAGCACTGGCGTAGCAACTGGAATCGGCAGACCGTGTGAACTTGCAGAAGTAGAGGAATGGGCAGCGATTGATCCGGATGTATATATTGCCAATGTAGAAAAACCGCTGTTTGCATTATTCAAGAACCCGGCACCGAACAGAATTGACCGTGATAGTGCATTGGGCGTTCCGATCTGGGGCAACTGTATCAAGGAGCTGAAAGATTTGGATATTGCCTGGAGCAGAAAAGGGACAGAGACAGAGGATAGCAAGCACGTTACTTATCTTCCTTACAGTGCTATACGGTATGCAAAAGACAACAAGGTTAAGCTCCCACGAACACTAAAAGGCGTTGAGATGGGCGTAGGTGTTAACGATGAAAACATGATTCATGAACACGTTGCCACCTTATTAACTGAACAGAGAATCAAAGATATCAATTCGATTCTTGCCATGATTTCAACAAAATGTGGATTCTCTCAGGGATTTTTCCAGTTGGATGAAAAAACCGGCATGATTACCGCCACACAGGTAGAAGCGGACGACCAGGAGACGATACGAACAATTAAGAACATCCGTGATGTTCTCGAAGAATGTATCAAGCAGCTGTTATACGGATGCAATGTAATGGCAGATCTGTACAGTGATACACCGGCGGAACTGTGGAAAAATCTGGAAGAATCAATGGTGTTTAACTTTGGAGACATCACATATAACTACCAAGAGGATGCGGCTAACTGGTGGAAATACAGAATCCAAGGAGATGTCCCGGCATGGATGTATTATGTGAAATTCGAGGGCATGAGCGAGGATGAAGCAAGACAAATGATCGAAGAAGCGAAGAAAGAGAACGAGCCGGAAGAACCGGATCTGTTCAAAAACGAATAGGTGTGATCTTATGGCAGTATCGACAATGAACATTTTCGTTGTTTGCGCAACGATTATTATTATGTGCCTTATGAGCCGGAGGAAGTAATATGCTAACACCTGAGTATTTGCAAGATGCTACGGACGGAGCGGAGAAAATCGCGTCACAGATGCACCGGAACATTATGGACAAGATTATAGCCAGAATGATGTCACGCATTGGAAGAGGAGAAGATTATCTTCTTACTGCTACGGATAAGTGGCAAATCATGGTTTTGCAAGATGCCGGAGAGTTGTTAAAGGACATTCAGAAAGAGATTACAGACAAGACGAAAAAGCAGCTGCCGGAAATCAAAGCAGCTTTTCAAGATGCCGGTATCGAAGCTCTAAAGTGGGATCATGCGATATATGAAGCGGTCGGTCTAAACCCTCCGCCACTTGCACAGTCACCGGCGCTGATCCGGATTCTTGAAAGAGATTATGCAGCAACCGAGAAAATGTGGCGTAACTTTACAAGGACAACGGCAGAGGAATCGCAGCGCATTTTCATAAACGAAATGGACAACGCATATAGAAATGTGGTATCCGGTGCAGTATCGTATACAGAAGCGGTAAAAGAGGTACTTGATAAAGTTACAGAGAATGGCGTTAAGGTAACATATCCGACCCAAAGAAAGTTGAGCATAGAAGCAGCCACAATGATGATCGTCCGCACAGGAATTGGACAGGCGGCGGCAGACATTTCTATCAAGAGAATGGAAGAAATGGAATGGGATACAATCCTTGTGTCTGCTCATTTGGGAGCCAGAACCGGAGATGGTGGAATGAATCCGACCAACCATTTGTGGTGGCAAGGTCGTTTTTATTCCAGAACCGGGAAAGACAAAAGATACCCGGACTTCCGGGAAACGACAGGATACGGAACGGGCGAGGGATTGTGTGGATGGAATTGCCGACACTCTTTCGGGACTGGTGACGGAATAAACAATCCGTTCGATATAGACAGCATAAAGAAAGCCGACAACTACAAAGCGGAATCCTTGCAGAAGAGACAACGGACACTGGAACGCCGGATCAGGAATAGTAAAGGAGATCTGCAAAATATACAGACAGCTATAGACAGTTGCCGAGATGAAAAACTCAAATTCGAGTTGCACCAGATGTATGACCGCAAGTCAGCGGTACTCAGACGGCAGAATAAGCAGTATCGTGATTACTGCAAAGAAAATGACCTCAAAGAATATTCGGAACGTCTACGGGTAGCACAGTGGGATAGGTCACAGGCTGTGAAATCAGCAAAAGCAGCACAGAGATATCTTAATGCGAAAGGTGATGAAAAATGAGTGGATTGACAAGAATGGCAAAAATGTGCAGAGATTGTCCGTTTAAGGACAAGTGCAAGAATAAGCGATTGGAGAAAGAAGCGTATCTTGCACCTTTTACCTCACCTATTATTGAAGATATGGCATCACCTGTATTAAAGGATCATGATTACAGAAATGTAAAGGTTGCAGAAAACACTACAATCACTATTGATGTAGAGGAACTGAAAGAGAGAATACGAAAAGAGATATACAGGCAAGCCGGAATCGGATTGAATTATGGAGCGTAACACATGGAACTAATAACACAGATACTTGCTATATGCGGTGCTATATCGGTTGTCGGTGGTGCTGTTGCTGTGCTTTCCGGGTGGTATAAATCATGGAAAGCACCAAAAGAAAAGCAAGACAGCCGTATAGATCAGATTGAAAAGCGAATAACGAACATTGAAACATCTATCACAGGGATTAATCAGAAACTTGATAACGATTACAATAACATAAGGAATACGAGGAATGATATGAATCTATTGATGAGAAGTATGTTCAATCTGATCGAAAGTAAGATAACCGGGAACAACATTGAGGGTTTAAAAAAAACACGGGAAGAATTGGTAAATGCAATGACAGACAAGAAAGCGTGATTTATGGTATCATGAAAATATGTTCTTTTACACGTATAGAACTCGAATACCTAAGAAAAGAATGTAATTTTACGCCAACAGAAATGGAACTCTTTGATCTACGGAGCAAGGATGTACCTCTGGAATTGTGCGCGGAGAAGATGAACGTGAGCTTATCCACGGCAAAGAGAATAAGCAGACGAATAAATGCAAAGATAATAAAAGTGTGCTGATACTTTTGTGATTCTTTCTAAGGACTTTAACGAACTGTTAGAGTTCTTTTTTTATGTGTAAAATTAAGGTATAGAAAACAAGGAGGTGTTTTTGATGAACGGATACGGTCCATATTATATGCCGCAAATGCAAAGTCCATACATGCAAGACCAACAGGCATTACAACAGAGAATAGACCAGTTGTCTCAGATGCAGAACCAGTACAAGCAGCCGATGCAGACACAGCAACCAAACGTAAATTGGATACAGGTGAACGGTGTGGACGGTGCTAGAAACCAGATTGTACAGCCGGGTGGAACATCATGGATGATGGATAACAATGCTCCTAGATTCTATGTTAAGTCTGTTGACAATATGGGTGGAGTGAACTTTAAGGCGTTTGAATTTAAGGAAATTCAGCCGAATGAAGCACCACAGCCGGTAACTACCGACATGGATAACCGGTATGTGACAAGAGAAGAGTTCGAGCGTTTTCTGTCAAACATAAAAGCACAGACGGAAGAGAAAGGGGAAATGAAGCATGAGTAATCCGTTACTGGGAATGATGGGCGGTATGCCGGGTGGCAATGGTCCATTTGGAATGATTCAAAGAATGATGGGGATGATGCAGAGTACACAGAACCCCGGAGCAATGTTACAGAATATGGCGCAGAGCAACCCGAACATCAAAAAGGCTATGGAGATGTGCCAAGGAAGAAACCCGAAAGATGTATTTATGGAGATGTGCCAGAAAAATGGCATGAATCCAAACGACATTATCAATAAAATAAAGTGATATCCAGACGGAGTGCACACGTCTTGATAAATAAAAGAAAAGGAGAACCAACATGAACGAGGGATTAAACACACTTAGTGCTGCCGATGTAGCAGCAGTCACAAGAAACAACGATGGAAACATGTGGGGTGACGGTGGATGGTTCTGGATTATCATTCTTGCTTTCCTGTTTTGCGGTAACGGATGGGGAAACAACAACGGAACACATGACGCTTTTGTTTCTGACGAATTCGTGAAAAGAGATATCTTTAACACAAATCAGAATGTGTCCAACACAGCTTGCGAGACACAGAGAGACGTATTAGAGAACCGCTATACCACACAGCTTGGCTTGCAGAACTTACAGGCTCAGCAGGCTCAGTGTTGCTGCAACACACAGAAAGAGATCTTACAGAGTAGATATGATGCAGCATTACAGGCACAGAACATGCAGGCACAGATGGCACAGTGTTGCTGTGACATTAAAGAAAGCATCTTAGCAGATGGACAGGCTACACGCCAGTTAATCCAGGATAACACGATTCAGAACTTGAGAGACAAGCTCGCTGATCGTGACAGAGATTTGCAGACAGCATACTGGCAGATTTCACAGGTTTCACAGACCAATAACATTATTGATGCGGTGAGACCGACACCAAAACCGGCTTATATGTCTTGCAGTCCATACTTTGCGTATAACGCATTTGGTAATGGTTGCTGTGCAAGTGGGAATGTGATGTAAGTGAACGATATATCACTACTCGACTTTCTAACAGTGTACGGAGTTGCTTTGCAGATAGCGAATTTTAACAGTGATTTATCACAGGCGAGTAATTCCGACATCGAAAAACACTTGCACGAACAAGACAGTAAGTACTTTTTGAAAATAATTGAAAACCAAAACAAAATCATAAGCATGTTGGAAGAATCCATATCTACGAAAAAGTAGTCTTGCGAACATCAAAGAGAGTAGGCATGCGCTTACTCTCTTTTTTAAGAAAGGAGAAAAAATATGTTAAATTCTATTGCTAAAAATGCTCAGACGGTAGCAACAAATCAGAATGTATTATTTACGGAAACAAGAGTGAAAAGCCGTAGATGTGCTTGTAACACAGGGTGGCTTGCACATGACAACGGCAGTGGACTTTTCGAAATCACAAACCGTGGAAATCTGCCGATGGCGGTCGAAGTTGAGTTTAACGGAAACGTTACGGCATCTGCAATAGGAGCGGTAGCGTTATCTATCAAACAGAACGGGGAATCGATTTCCGGTACAGAAATGGACTATACAGTAGCAACGGCAAATGTGTATCAGAATGTCGGTGCAGCTACATTGATTGCAGTTCCGGCCGGAAGTAGCGTCACTGTATCGGTTGGCAACATCGGCACAGTCGAAACATTGGTTAAGGATGCGAATATCATCATTAAAAAGCTCTCATAGAAAAGGGGTGAGTTTCTATGATTGATTTTAAAAGCAACCTAGATGTCAAAACTCCGAAAGAAATCTTTGCCGAAATCAACGAACGGTTTATCGGAGCTGTTATGATGCACGGACAGTTTGCAGACTACTTCGATTTCCTTGGCTTAAAAGGCTTTAAGCGGATGCATGAGTACCAGCACATTGCGGAAAGCTTGGAACGTAGGAAAGTGTGCCGATATTTTATAAGCCATCACAATCAGCTTATTGATGATGCATTTGATGGAAAAGTGAATGTTATCCCGGATGCGTGGAGAACGGCCAAACGGTTAAGCGTTGGGAAAAGCACAAAGCAGAAAGCCGTAGAAGATGGCTTTGTCGAGTATCACAATTGGGAATCCGAAACAAAGGAAGTGTACGAACAGTACGCACACACGCTAAGAGAAAACGGTCATGTGGCTGATGCTATGTTCGTGGAATGTTTAGTAGAGGATGTAAGCGAAGAATTAAAAACTGTAGAATGTATGATTAACGACTTCATATCTACCGGATATGACATGGTATACATCACAGAAATTCAATCGGAGATTCACGACAAATACAAAAAGAAAATGAAAGGAATCGAGGTGTAATAAATGAGCGAGATCAAAAAGATTTTGGAAGAACAGCTTGAACGTGAGAAAGCATCTGCAAGAAAAGACTTAAATATGTCTAACTTACAGGCAATGTACATGATTACATCTACATTGTGCAATATGAAATCTTTGGAATGTGAAAGCGTACCGGGGATGATTGCGGATGCATCGGAAAACCTTATCAAGAAGTACAGTAACGGAAAGTACGACAAAAACATTGATGCACTATATGACCAGTACATTATAGCGAAAGAGATGTATCAGCAGAACGGAGATCAAGCACACAGAGACAAACTGATGGAAAGTGTCGGGAAACTTATGGTAGAAGTGTACGACATGCTTTCATCTATGGTGATGGATTCAGATTTTGCGGAAGAACGGAAAGAGATTCAAAGGCAAATCAAGAAGCTTGCGGAAATGTAAAAGCATGGGTACGGAGTACTATATATATTAATGTTACGATATATACGGTGAATCACATAGGACATTTTCTTTTCTTACTTGATACACCTCCTTTCATTAAAGCCTAATAGCGGAATGCTGATTAAAGGGCGGTCAAACGCCCGTTAGGCTTTTCCCTAAGGTTGCGGACTTAGGGAACCGTCATTTTATGTTACCTCCTAAAAATATAAAATGATAAATTTTCATCCGCAAAGGATAGTGCACAGTATGGTGCATGGATTCATGTCCGGCTATCCTTTTTCTGTATAGAGTTAGTTACGGAACAATATGCAGATTGACCGTCAAATATCCGTAACAGTGGTTGGAACTGTATAGAGGGAACACTTACACCAACCACTAACGGGATATAGTTCAATGGTAGAACAAAAGTCACAATCATCTCTTTTAAAAAAGACTTATGTCCACGGTTCGATTCCGTGTATCCCGATTACCCCGACAGAGGTTCATCTGTCTGAATCCCTACCGCAGACGAAGCGGTTAATAAGAGACGTTGAGGAGGATATGCAACATGAAAAATATTATTCAGATTATCAAGGATGCTGGTCTTGAAATTACAGATGAGCAGAAAAAGACAATCGAAGATGCAGTGAAAGAGAATTACAAAAGCGTATCTGACTATGATAAGCAGACACGAAAAGTAGAAACTCTGACACAGGAACGTGACAACTTTAAAACACAGTATGAAACAGCGAAAGAGACTTTGGACGGTTTCGAGGGAAAAGACTTCGATGCAATCACAAGAGAACGTGATGAGTGGAAGACAAAAGCTGAGAATGCGGAAAAAGAATGGAAAGACAAGCTTGATGCCAGTGAAAAAGAGTACAACCAGAAGATTGAAGAAAGAGACTTCAATGACGTTCTGACAAAGGCTCTTGCGGGCGAGAAATTCAGTTCTGATTTTGCCAAGACTGGCATTATCAACATGATTAAGGATAAAGGCCTGAAACGTGAGGGCGAAAAGATTCTTGGTCTTGATGATTACATGAAAGAATTGAAAGAATCTCAGAAAGATGCTTTCGTGGCTGATGGTAAGACACCACCAGTATTCACTACACCTACAGAAAAAGGTGGAAGTGAACAGAAAGCAGAGCCGTTTGTTCCTGGAACTGTTTGGTAAAACCATACTGTGAACCGACTATCAATAGGAGATAGCCGTTGACCTTAAAGAATTAAAGGAGAACAAAAATGGCAGAAACAACAAGAATTACATCGTTAAACATGTTACTTGATCCAACCGGAAAAATGCTTCTTGCAGAAGAGTACGGAAAGGTCATTGAAAACGTCCAGAAGAACACTATTTCTGGAAAAATGAAAAATACCGAACTTTCCGGTGATCCGTCAGCCGGAACCGTAGAAGCGAAAAGATTCGCAAATGCGACATCTAAGAATTACGGAACTGCCAGAGGTGCAGCTAAAGGTGATGGAGTAAAAGGAAAGCCGGTTACGATTCCGATCAATGTAGATAAGGAAATTGTAGAAGAGGTTGAACAGAAAGACGTATCTCTTCTCGGAGTAGAGGGACTTATCGCAAAAAGAACAGCAAACCATGCACTTAGAATGATCGCAGAACTCGACACTGAGTTCTTCAAAGTTGCCGGAGCAGATGCGACAGAAGTTGATCTGACAGGTATTACAGCTATTGAGGAACAGGCTGAAACCATGATTCAGCAGTGCGAAACCACCAAGAATGAATATGTGGACGGAGTACCTCGTTCTATGATGAACATGATCTGCACACCAAAATTCTACGGAAAAATCCGCACATATCTGGACAAAGTTACAGTTCCGGGTGTTGGCGTGGCTGACGAAGAGTTCTACGCTTATCATGGCGTAAAAACATTCTCATGCGTGCACATGCCGACAGACGTTGATGTGATCGTGATGGTGGATGGAGCTATCGCACAGCCTGTTAAATCCACACCATACAGTGCTGAGAAGATTCCTCTTTCAGAAGCATATGGCATCGAACTCTTTTACCATTACGGAACAAAATCTGTAATGCCAGACCTTATCTTCAAGAACAAGAAAGGTGAGTAAGCATGAGACGGTTTGAAGACTTGGAAACAGGAAGAATCTTATCAACTGATCATGAAACGAGTGCTCAGTTGATGGAAAACAATCCACAAAAATACAAAGAAGTCAGTGACGTAAAGCCAAAGACAAGATCGAATACAAGAAAGTAGGAAAATTAGGTGAAACACTATGGCGTACACAGATTATAAGTTTTATACAAAAAAATTTTTTGGAAAAACAATTCCAGAAAGCGAATTTCGTGAATATGCTGAACGTGCTAGTGACTGCATAGACAACTACACTATGGATCGTCTTGTCGATGGACTTCCAGAAAATGAGCGAGCAGAAACAAAAGTTCAAAAAGCTGTATGTGCAGTAGCTGATGAAATGTATAAGATAGATCAATCTAAAAAAGCTTCTATGGATGCCATAGGAACCATACAGAGAGAAGATGGGACGGTCGTAAATAAGACCGTCTCTTCTGTTTCTTCTGGAAATGAAAGCATATCTTACGCTAACGGGAACAGCCAGAGCAATCGGTATACCGTAGCAGCTACCAATGTGCAAGAAGAGAAAAAACTGCTTCTCGAAGCAGCGGTTAGCTATCTTTTTAACGTTACCGATGATAACGGAGTGTACTTGCTATATAGAGGGATTTGAACAATGGGAATTATTAAAAGATTATTTTGCAAACACAAAAAGAAAATCCATGCCGGAACGTATCTGGAAGATATCGGAAACGGGATAAAAGAAACAAGGCACATATGGAAGTGTGAAAAATGCGGTAAGAAGTTTTATTAACGAGAGGTGATACCAATGTATAGCAAAACCATAACTGTATTCAACAAATACACGAATCAGAAAGATGAAATATTTTGGTATCCGACCGTAATTAAAGGTGTTCAACTCATTGTTGATAAATCCGCAAACATCGAAAAGACAGGACTTGATACGGCTGACACGGCAACGCTCCATGTTTTGTACCGCATGGTATCAGATGAAAAAGTAGTAGCTGGAAAAAAGTATCTTGAGCCTAAAAAATGGGCGAAACAAATTAACGATACGCTTGGACATACCGTCACATTTGCAAGCGGTGACTTTTTCATTGAGGGCGAACATGATGAAAAGATGATAGCAGACGAAGATTATCAGAGCCGGAGAGACGGTGGCTTTTATGATTATATGAACAAAAATCACGACAATGTATTCTTAATCACAAATGTCGGAACATACACACTTATTCCACATTTTGAGATAGGGGGAAAGTAAATGGCACGTAGCAGAATGTTCCATTTTCCGAACATCTCGATAGTTGAAGCTGACATCAAAGTGAATGTGAATTTTGACCGATTCGAAAAGCAATTCCAAGATGCTCAACTTTGGTTAGATGAACAGGTATGGACAGGCACAAAAAAGTATATTCCGCAAAGAGACGGAATGTTGATTGATACTACTAGTGTGCAGAATGAATCCCTGAAAGGTAGTGGAAAGGTTTATGCCGGATATGGTCCTTACGCAAGATTTTTGTACATGGGAAAAGTTATGGTAGACCCGGAAACAGGATCACCGTGGGCGAGACCGGGGGCGAAAAAGGTGGTAACAGACCGTGATATTCAGTTCTCGAAAGAGCCGAACCCTTTTGCAACAGACCATTGGTTTGATGCTGCTAAAGATGAATTTTGCGATACATGGGTAAAAGGAGTGAAAAAACGTGCAGGCGGTGGATAGTAAAAAAGCAGTTAAATACGATGTTGATGGATACGACATTGTAACAAATGCACTTAAAGATTTGCTGAATCAGTATCCGGGATTGGAAACCGGAGAAGTGTTTAAATTCTCCACTCTGAAAGAAGATGATGGAATAGCATTCTATCCGGTATCCGGTGCGGTGATTGCACAGGAGAAAAAATCGGTAACAGGTAAGGTGAATCAGCTTTGCAACTACCCATTTTATATCGTGTACAGGACATCCCGTGATTCTCCGAATATGAAAGCGGATATAAAGGAATTTCTTGATAGTGTAGGTAAATGGCTGGAACGACAAACAGTCGTGATTGATGGCGAAAAACAAAAGCTTTCATCTTACCCAACACTTACAGAAGAACGAAAAATAGAAGAGATTACAAGAATCACACCATCATATCTTGACAAGACTTACGAAAACAATGTGCAAGACTGGGTGATTAGTATGTCTCTTAAATACAGAAATGTATTCATAAGAACTAATTAACCGGACATCAATTGGAGATGTTCGCTGACCGTAAAAAGTTAACGGTAGAAAGGATTTTAATATGGGAAATCTTAGTAGAGAAGCACTCGCACATTATCTGGACTATAGCTTCAAACAGACAGTAGCAAGTGCTACGTGGGAAATCCTTGGTGATGACATCGACGATATGTCGGTTGATCTGAACCCGGATACAGAGACGAAGAAGAACATTCTTGGTCAGACAAAAACAACAGATAATGGATATGAACCGTCTATGGATGCAGATACATACTATGCAAACCCGGACAAAAAGCTGTATCCGAAGATTAGGGATATTGCAATGAAACGATTGAAAGGAGCGGACTGCAAAACACTTATGCTGGAAGTCCTTGTGGAAGATACAAGTGCAGAAAACCACCTTGCGTATGTCGAAGAGGTTATGGTAAAACCTCAGTCTTATGGTGGAGATACATCTGGTGTAAACATTCCGTTCAAGGTGTCTTCCGATGGAAAGAGGACAGAGGGATATGTAAGTGCCACTTCGCTCGCTTCTGGAAACCCAGAATTTACAGCCGGAACAATCCCACATAGTCTTTCTACAGGAAAAGAAGTACTGTAACGCTTTATTAACAGGAGGAATAATATGAGCAACAAGTTACCAAAAAAAAGAAATGATAGCGAACTGGTTATTAAGATAAATGATGGCCGAGTCAAAATTCCGATCAAAAACCAGTTTGGTGAAACTCTTGGAAGTATAGTGTTCGCACCGACTGACACTAACATTGTTGACAGATACGAAGAAGTCGTTCGATTTTGGAAAAATTACAAGATGCCGGAAGATGACAGCATTGAAGCTGCCAGAAAAGCAGAAAAAGAAATTTCAGAGAAAATGTCTTATCTGATTAATGGAGATGCAGAAAAAGCATTTTTCCAGGTTCTCGGACCGTTTTCGCCAATGGATGATGGAAGAATTTTCCTCGAAATTGTAATTGACAGTGTTGCAAAAGTCATTGAAACAAAACTGAACACAAACGTAACAAAGGTACAGCGCCGTGTAAATAAGTACGTGGCCAAGTACCATAACTAATGGATGTCTGGAAACTTCCGAAATCCGTTAACGTAAACGGCAAAGAATATCGAATACGCTCAGATTACAGAGCCGTGTTAGATATTCTTTGTGCTATTAATGATCCCGATATAGTAGCCGGAATGTCAGAGGAAGAAAAAAACTTGGAGATATACACAACGATTCTGGCTATATTCTACGAAGACTTTGATAATCTTCCAACGGAAGACTGGGAAGAAGCTTTAAAGACGGCGAAAGAGTTTATCGACTGCGGATTTAAGGAAGATAAGAAAAAACCGCAACTTATGGATTGGAAAAAAGATGCAAAGATTCTGATTCCGGCCATTAATAAAGTGGCACATGAGGATATTCGTGAGAAAGAGTACTTGCATTGGTGGACGTTCATGGGACTTTTCATGGAGATTGGAGAATCTCTGTTCAGCACTATCACTAACATTCGTGAAAAAGTCTCAAAATGGAAGAAATTGGATAGTTGGGAAAAAGAATTCTATTCTAGCAACAAAGAACTTGTTGACCTTAAAGCGACACCAGAGCGAAGCGAAGAAGAAAAAGAAGAATTAAGAAGAGTATTCGGGCTCGCAAATAATTAACCGGGTATCATGTGGAGATACCCGCTGACCGCAAATATTTAGCGGTAGAAAGGACAATACATGACAGAAGATGGAAGTATTGTTATCAACACAAAAATAAGAACTGATGGTGTAAAGGCTGGCACACAAGAAATTGAAGCCGGATTGCGAAGAGCAGCAAACAGGGTGGATAATTTAGGGACGTCTGCAAAAAACGCCATCAACAAGCAGATAGATGCTTTTGCAAAACTGAATAACGAATACATCGCACAAGAGCAAAAGGTAGAATCGTTACGCCAAAAGGTAGAATCCTATGCAAATCAGCGCATCCCAACCGCAGAATACAAGAAAATACAGGACGAGATAGAAACGACTACGGCAAAAATGAATCAACTCATAAAGGCTCAAGAGTGGTTTGTTTCTAATGGTGGAGATATCAATTCTAATATATATAGAGATCAGCAACGTACTGTGGATGAGTGGTCAAATTCGATCGAAAACGCTAAAAATAAATTGGCTGATTTAGAAAAAAGTGGCAAAGCGTTTAAAGAAATTAAGAGTGCAGAAGCTCCGCAAGCCGAAGTTGAAAAACTTGCTGTTGCGGAAAGAAGACTTGCTGATATGCAGAACCGATTAAACACATCGTATTCTGGCATTAAAAGCAAACTGGCAAGTTATGGTACTGGTTTGGTTTCCTTGAAAGAAAAACTATTTGGAGTAAACAGTGCTAATAGTAAAACTGCAAATTCCAATTCAAAACTGAGTAGGTCATTTAAAGACGCTAGTAAATCAGCCGGATCAGCAAGAATGAGTATCGGAAGAATGCTTACGATGTCTGTGTTGTTTAGCAGTGTTTTTCGAATTCTTAGTGCTCTTACACAAGGAATAATAGGTGGATTCAATAATCTCGCTCAATATTCCAAAACCACAAACGCAAATATATCTACTTTGTGGGGGAGCCTTATCAGATTGCAAAATGCATTTGCTACAGCTTTCAGTCCGATTCTGGAAGTTGTGACACCGATACTGTCACGATTCATTGACCTTATCAGTACAGCCATAACCTATGTAGGAATGTTTTTCGGGTATCTTGCCGGGAATAAAACATACACAAAGGCACTGGCAGTACAAAAAAATTATGCTGCCAGTCTGGACAAGACCGCCAAGTCTACGAAGAAAGCCACAAAAGCAGCGAAAGACTACCTGTCACCACTGGACGAAATTAATCGGTACACAACAAATAAGGATACCGACACAACACCGTCTGGATCCGGTGCAAACGGAACACCAATCAGCAAAATGTTTGAAGAAGTTCCAATAGATGTACCGCCGATTTTTGAAAAAATCAAGGATGTACTGGGGCAGATATTCCAACCATTTAAAGAAGCGTGGGAACGTGAGGGAAAGAACACAATTGATGCTGCTAAGTATGCATTGTCGGAGCTTGGAGCACTGGCAAAGAGTGTCGGCAGTAGTATGTTGGAAGTCTGGACGAATGGTACAGGCACACAGATATTGTCTACCATGTTACAGATCGCACAGGGACTGCTTACAACGGTCGGGAATATCGCAAGGCAATTAAATATAGCTTGGAATAAAAACGCCGTAGGAACGGCCATTATACAGGCTATAGCAGACGCTTTCCAAAAGGTACTTGATATCATCAATCGTCTTGTGTGGGATACGGCTCAGTGGGCGGGATCGTTGAACTTTTACCCGTTACTTAATTCGATTAAGAATCTGTTTGAATCTATGTCACCGCTGATAGAAGCTATTGGAAGTTTCTTAGAAAGATTGTATACGAACATTATATTACCGATGCTTACATGGCTGATAGAGAGCGGTCTTCCGGCACTTATTAATGTACTTGCTGGCTTGTTTAATTTCCTCGGTGAACATCAGTGGATTGTTGATGCCATTGGGACAGCATTAGTTACAGCGTTTGCTACATCAAAGATAGTTCCTTTAATTGCAACTATATCAAGCGCAGTTCTTGGATTTGCTGGACACATAGGAACACTAATCGATATTCTAAAAGGCGGTGGTGGATTAATTGGCGTTATCGGTCAAGTAGTTTCTACGTTTGGCATTGTTCCTATTGCAATAGCAGCAGCAATAGCAGCAATCATATTAATAGCTACTCACTGGGATCAACTTAAAGCTGTAATGTCAAAGCTTATAGACTGGATAAAAGGGGTATTTGCCGTTGATTGGAATGCTCAACTCGGAGTATTGGGCGAGGGAATAGAAGTTTTATTAAGTACCGTGAAAGGTGTTTTTGACAGTATAAAGCAGATATGTTCTGGATTTATCTCATTCTTTAAATTAGTTTTTACAGGCCAATTCAAGGCTGCCGGAAAAGAATTATTGAACATTCTTCGAGCAGAAGCAAATATGATCTATTCGATATTCAAAACCCCAGTCAATGAGGTTATTGCTTTGTTTAATGCAATGGGACAGGCGATTGTCAAAGCGATTAATAATCTGATTGATGGATTGAATCATATTAAGGTGCCGGATTGGGTTCCGGGTATTGGTGGTAAAGGAATTAATCTTTCTCATGCGAACTTCACGAGGGTTCCTTACCTTGCACAGGGCGCAGTTATTCCGGCCGGGAATCCGTTTTTAGCGGTGCTTGGTGACCAGACAAAAGGAAACAACTTGGAGATGCCGGAAAATCTGTTAAGAAAAATCGTAAGTGAAGAAAGCGGTAAAGGTACAGGAATGATAAAACTTGTGGTAAATCTGGACAGCAGAACGGTACTTGAACAGCTTATTAATACAGCAAAAGAGATGCAGATGTCCAATGGACAGAATGTATTCGAACTTGGGAGGTAGGTAAAATGGCACAGCAAGTGATTAAGATTAATGGTCGGACTATTCATCAGCCAGACACATTCAAATTCAGCTTTGCCACTACCTCTACAGAGGGAACAGAGCGATTAATGAGTGGAGTTATGTGCAATGAACCGATGTTCACGGTAGAATCTTACGCTTATGAGGGAAGTGACATAAGCATATCGGAAATGGCAAGCCTTTTGCAGATGATTGTAAATCAAAGGCAGGTGCAGCTATATTATTTTTCCGTGTATTACGGAAGATGGAGAGAAGCACCGTTTTATGTCACACAAGGAAGTGTAGATATCGGGACATTAAAAGAGGGAGAAGAAAAGTACAAATCCCTTAGTTTTAACATAATCGGGGTGAATCCACTATGATACACATTAGCAATGCATATAAGAAAGCTATATACGGACGTAGTGACTGGTATCCATCTGCAAGGGTTACTTTCTTGGATGGCACAGTGCTAAATCTTGGCCGATCCGAATTTTTAATATCTGGCAACAACATTGTTGATGGAGCTGGTACACAAAGTTTGCCACTCGGCAATGTTGTTTCCAGAAAAATTACAGTAAAGCTGTATAACGCAGATGACAGATATAGAGTTCATAGCTTTCTCAGTGCAAAGATAACATTGTATAAGTCAATTAGCACGGATATGGGTGATCTGACTATAAAAAGTGGCACTTATACCGTAATTGACCCGGAAAGCTATGGGGATACCGTAAGCTTTTCTGCTTACGATGATGCATATAAGCTTGATCGTGATTACACGACACATTTAAAATACCCCCTCAAGCTGTCTGAAATATTGATAGATTCTTGCAGAACGTGCGGAGTACAGTTAGACACAGTACATTTTAACGGAGAAGATATAACCGTAAAAGAAGCACCGACAAACACTACTCACAGACAGGTTGTTGGATTAATATCCATGATCGCTGGTGGAAATGCATGGATGAATGCGGACAACCATCTACAGATTACAGATTACGACATGACACTTTTTGACGGAATGACCGATCTTGATGGTGGGTGGTTCGATGATCCAAGGCGAAATTATGACGGCGGTCAATTTGAGACAGATGTCATCACTGAAAAGTATGTGACATATTCCGATTTGTCTGGTGGAAGTTTTGGTGATGATATTAATGAATTTTTTTACGATGATCTTGACTGGAACAAAGAGTTGTACACAAGCGGTTCCAACATGGACGGTGGCTATTTTGACAATGGATTAGAACTTTTAACGGATGATTCTTACGGGATTATGTATCGTTCAGTAGAACGCAAACAGAGAAATCCTTATCACTTAATATCAAAGCAACATGATGGATTCCGACTCAGAGACGGACGTACATTAGGCGTTCATTCGGTAGATGCGGAAGAGGCAAGCGGATATATTCTTTCCGATGCCACTACTTACTACACAAGTGGAAACAATGCCGATGATGGAACGTTTGAGTTGGCTGATAATTTCCATTTTTTAACACAGTGGAAGAGTGGGTTAACAACCGGAGTTGAAAACATAAAGATTACAGGCGTGCAAACAACGGATAATGAAAACACATATACTTACGGCACTGATGGGTACGTTTTGGCAATAGAAAATTCGCTTATTGAAGATAAAAATCTTCTCGTAAATACAGTGGGGGCAAAGCTTGTAGGATTAACATTTATGAATTTTTCTGGTGAACATTTATCTTATCCTTTGGCAGAGTTTATGGATCTTGCCTATGTGATTGATCGTGCCGGAAAGACGAACAGGACGATTCTTACAGACATTACATTTAACTTTCTTGGATTTACTCAGCTTAAATGCTCGGCTGAAAATTCTGTGAGAAACAGTAGTAAATATGTAAGCGCAGAAACCAAAGCTATTCAAAAATCTTCGAAAATTACCGAAAAAAAAATTAGTAAATATGATGAAGCTGTTCAGTCACTTACAGCCTTAATGACACAGGGGATGGGATTTTTTAAGACCGAAGAAATCAAAGAAGATAAATCAGTTATATTTTATCTCCACAACAAAGAACGGTTGGAAGATTCGAACATTATCTGGAAAATGGTTGGTGATGCATTTGCAGTGTCTACAGATGGCGGTAAGACATGGAACGCCGGTTTGGATTCTAATGGTAATGCAGTAGTTAATGTACTTTCTGCCGTAGGTATTAACTGCGATTGGATACATTCTGGAACATTGACACTTGGCGGTTATAACAATACAAATGGACATTGTGCCATTGAAAATGCGGATGGCAAGGTTGTTGGAACATTAGGAGTAAACGGATATTACTCAAACGATCCTAAAGATCAATATGCTATCCGTGTAAATAATGGGCAAATTGATGTATACGGAAGTAAAGGTACACTGGTTGGAACCGTAAAGTATGTGCAAGGCACTGGTGATGGAAGTGAAGGAATAGAAATGTATGTGCATAGCGGTAATCGCTATTCCGCTGTTAGTGTAAGCACTAATGGACGGACAGCAATATGGGGAGATTCCGTTTTAGTTGCAACAGACAAACTTATTACCGGAGGTACACAAGCCAAAACTGGACGTGCGGTATTTTCTGATGGAAGTTATTTGGATTATCGAAACGGTTATTTAATCGGTGGCAGAACAGCAAGCGGTACAACATTTTAAGGAGACAGCATATGACAAAAACAGAAAGTGCGGTTCAATGGGCTATTGGGATAGCCAACGACAACAGGCATGGTTATTCGCAGATACAAAGTAGGAGATGGGGGAATCCAGATTATGATTGCTCTTCACTTGTCATATCTGCATGGCAACAGGCCGGAGTACCTGTAAGATCTAACGGTGCAACTTATACAGGCAATATGTATAATGTTTTTCGAGCCTGTGGTTTCACGGATGTTACATCGAGTTGTAACCGTGCTACGGGAGCTGGTATGCAAAGGGGTGATGTACTACTTAATGTGACATACCATACAGCGATGTATATTGGAAACGGTCAGATGGTGCAAGCATCATCTACAAGAGGACATCCAGAACCAGGGGATCAAACGGGAACAGAGATATGGGTGTGCAGATATTATAATTATTCGAGAGGATGGAATTATGTACTACGTTATACTGCCGGTGGAGATTCGAGTAGCGGTGGAGGACAGGAACCAATACAACCGCCATCCGGAGTTTCGCTTGTACAGTGGATTCCTGGATAGAAAGGAGAAGATATATGGCAATTCAAATGCGTAGGGGGCAATTAAAAGATTTTGATGCAAACAAGATGCTCCCCGGAGAATTTGCAGTTACTATAGACGAAGCTGTAGAAAATCAAAAAGTTTTTATGTGCTTTTCTGCAGGGACAATAAAAGAACTGGCTACAAAAGAAGATTTTGAAGCTGATTTAAAAAGCATACAGCAAGCCATAAAAGATGCGAATAATGCATCGAAAAAGGCACAAGATGCTATAGATAAAGCTAACCAAATTGTGGCCGGAAAAGTCGGTATCGATGACACACAGACCAGTACGTCAACGGTATATTCTTCACAGAAAAGTGATGAAATATATGTAAAGAAAACAGATTATGATAATCTTGTGAAAAAAGTAGAGACGTTGGTAGATGATTTGTCTGACGCAATAGTAAGTAGGTGATAAAATGGCAGATGCATATATAGAAGAATTAAATAAAGCGGATAGCCTTTCAGATGACGATACTGTCTTGCTCCACACCAAAACCGAAGATTTGCAACTAACTATCGGAATGCTGAAAACTTTAATGACAGTAGAAAAAGCCATAAAGCTTGCTAATCCGCTTTTGGTATCTATAACAGGAGATGCGACCGGGGATGGAACTACAGATGGTAGAGAGGCACTTTTTATTGAATTATCGAACATAAAAGCTTCAAGCTTGAAGAACAGCATTAAAATTAATGGAACGGAATTTGACGGAACAGAGGGAATCACTACAGAACGATGGGGAACAGAAAGAACTGTAACGATCGGTGGATGTGAAAGGAAAGTAAACGGAGAAACAGATGTTAACTTTCCGGCAAATGAAGTTTTCTCCGGATCCGGACAACCTTATGTCCCGACAGCCGGAGGAAATATGACAGGAAACCTAAAAAGGGAAATAAATGAATCAAGTTATAATTTGTTTGAAGCAACTACAGAAAGCGAAGAATCTGGCGTTTCAGTAAAATTAAAAGTTGGTGATATTAATGCCAATATTGTTATCCAAAGTCTTTCACAACCTTATTGGCATAATGGAGTAAATTTAAAAAAATTACTTACAGAAGACGATATCTATGAACTTGAACGAAGAATTTCAGAACTTGAAAGCATGGCCACACAAACGTTAGCAGTAGCAAAGGAGGATGATGCAAATGGCTAATGAAAATTTAAAAGCGCAGAAAATATATGGAAAATACATAAAAGATCTTCCGCAAGTCACAGAATTGAACGATACGGATGATATTATCGTAGAAGATTCTACTCCAATAACAAGCAGAGCGAAGCTAGGAGTGTTGTTTGATTCCATTAAAAAAAGAATTGCATCTACTTGGAGATTTGTAGAACTAAACAACCAAACTATCATGGAATATGCTAGTGAGTTGGATAGCAATAAAATAGGGAATAAAGATAATCTCATCAGTATTCTTGCTACTAACGCAAAAAAAGTAGAAGATTGTCTTACACAAACAACAGAAAGCGGAGTCTACCGTTGGTATTCAGCTAAGAATCAACCGTCCACAGGTGGATACATAATTGTATTTAAGTATAACAGTAATACATCTATGAGACTTGCACTGGCTGATAATGGTATATATTATTCTACATATAATGCTGGTGTTTCATATGGATCCTGGGAGAAATTGTAATCATTTCGCAATAACGTAGCATACTGGATCGACCGTTAGGTCGGCACTCCATATTGAATCAAGCTGTACATACGGTCCGGTGATTGGGCAATAATAATCAATATAAATTACTCCGAATTTTCCGTTATCGAATACGTATGGTTCATCCAAGACGATGCTATTTTTATTTAACTCAGAAAAATACGGGAACAATATTTTTCTGGACTTTCTCCATAATTATAGTATCTTATAGAAAGGAAATTAAGTAATTATGGAAAAAATGAGCGAAGAAACCATTTGCGAAGTAGTCAAAAGCTGTGCCTACGGCTACACTGTAGACGAATTGGCAGAACACTACGGCATGGAAAAAGCAGATGCAGAAAAGTTTGTGAAAGATCATGCATCAGAGATTGAGGAAACGAAAGAATATTTAAAACAGGAGGGATATATTGAATAGGGTAGTCGATGTTTCTGAACATAACGGGAACATCGACTGGACAAAAGTAAAAGCATCTGGCATTGTAGGTGCTATCATCAGATGCGGATATGGACAAGATCAGACAGGACAGGATGATAAAAAATGGCTGAGAAATGTATCTGAATGTGAACGTCTTGGCATCCCTTACGGTGTGTACCTGTATTCTTACGCAAAGACTACAGGTACAGTACAGGGAGAAATCAACCACGCATTAAGACTTCTGAAAGGACATTCCCCGGCATGGCCTGTATATTTTGACAGCGAACAGCCGGGAACGCAGGGCGTTGCAAAAGCCAATGCAAAAGCATTTTGTGACGCAATGGTGGCACATGGATATAAAGCCGGAATCTATGCATCTACATCTTGGTACAAGAACTATATCGGTCAGACACGGGGATATTCTCTGTGGATTGCATCTTACGGCTCTAAATCTGCCGGAGTAAACGGAATTGATATGTGGCAGTACACGTCAAAGGGTTCTATTCCAGGCATTCCAGGTTATGTGGATGTGAACTATGTGTATAAGAATCTTGATGGTACTGCAAAGCCTGTGCAGAAACCGAATTCTACACAGACCACAACAGCAAAACCGACAGATGAATCTTGGAAAGGTGACAAGAGATATTACCTGGAAAACACCCGTGTAGGGGCATGGCAGAAAGCCATGAACAAAGGGTTTGATACTAACGCACTGTCTGTTGATGACAAATTCGGTGTCGGCTCACAGAATTTTGCTAAAACGCATATCTTATGGTCGGGGCAGACGCACAACTGTATCACGGCTATTAGATGGCTTAGACGTACCCTCAGAGACGTATATGGCTTTACGAAGTTGTCTTATAATGAGGGGTGGACAGACTACCTCGGGAAGTGCGTAGAAGTATTCCAGAGGAACAGAGGACTTACACCGGATAGAAAAGTAGGACTTATCACGACCTACTGGCTCTTATCCGGCATCGTGAAATAAAATTAAGAGCAAATATTCTTTACATACAATACCAAAAATCCCACTACTGTTTTCTCACCAGTAGTGGGATTTTGAATTATTTATTAATTACATATTTTATATCTTTTGTTGACCAGAAATCCGGCGCAACATTAATTTCGAAACTCTTAAAATCTGTAGGTACTTGATATACGATGATTCCATTCATTTTCTTTCCGGAAGCAACTGATCCGTCTAATTGCGTTTTCCCCTCTGCTTCTGGTGCTTGCTGTCCGAGAATGTCTTGATTCAACGAATAATCAT